ATTCTAACTTGTGTATAAACATCTGTATAATTTACTTTGGCATCATATGCTAATACAATAGCCATTTCAATTAATTTCATTTTATCATCTAATTTATTAACAAGCTCAACATCTTTTACATTATACTCTATAAATTTCTGATAATCTTCTTTCCAAAGAGTATGTAATGAACCATATTCAGAATAATCTAATTTTCTTTCACCCAATTCAACATGAGCAATGTGATCTAATCTATAAGATTCTTGATTCTTATAAGTAAATTTTCGAAATAAATCTAAATAATCAAGAGTTGCAACACCCATAAGCTCATATGCTTGTTGCTGTTTTGCTCCCCCGAAACCCATCACCGTTCTCTCACTTACAAACTGCCAAGGCGATAAATCATAATAAAATGATTCGTCAAATAACAAATTCATTCTATTTACAAGATATGGTATATCAAAAAACTTAATATTCCAACCAGTAACAATGTCTATATCTTGCTTGGACCACAATGATATAAATTCTTGAAGTAAATGTAATTCATTTTCACATTCAAAATATTCAACATCATTCCTATGAACTTTATATTCACCACATCCAAAAACATAATATTTTCCATTTAAAGAAATAGTTATTGCGGTAACAGGTTCAGGAGCAGTTTCAGGATTAGGAAACCCGTTTTCCGAACCAGTTTCTATATCAATATTCGCAACTGTTATTTTGCTTAAATCGTAGTTTATTTGATCAGGAAAATTATCTGCAATAAAAGTATAATGATAATTTGTGTTTCCATAAATTTTAAAATTATCTACACCTTCATATTTTTTTATAAAATCTCTTGTTTGTCTAATATTGCCACAGTCAACAGGGGCAAGACATTTTCCTTCAAGAGTTCTATATTCGGTGGGTTCTGGTGAGTTGATGAATAGAGTTGGATTATAATCCAACTTTTTTTTGAAATGAATGCCGTTAGAATCTATTCCTCTATAATAGATTTTACCGCCCCAATTTTGTACATTTGTATAAAAGGTCATCTAGTGAATTTATTATGCCAAGATTTATCGTAATTACTATCTAATTTATCTAAATTAGTATAACACAATATAATATGATTGTCAATCCACGCTTTTTTATGAACTAATAAATGAAGCACAAATAATAATTGTAAGTAACACTTCCAGTAAAATGCTTTTACGGCTTCCATGGCAGATATTTGCCTTTTGTGTGTTTATTGATTATAATGGAATTTTTGCGACCTGTTCCATCTGCTTTATAAGAACAATGCACCCAACCACTATTGGGATCTCCCTCTGGATCAAAATATTCTAAAATAAGTTGATCATAATCTAAATTATTATAAACCCATTTTGCTAAATCATGGTTTGACACACCATTAATTTCAAAATCTGCGGCCTCTCCTTTTGCATGTTGAGATTTTGCAGAACTTCCTACCGCTAAACACAATTTAACTGATCTATATCCAGAATTAATTCTTATTGCTTTTCCAAAATGATCTCTTACAGGTTGTAAAATATTATTACAAACATTTGTCAAATTTATTACTTCCTCTAAACCAGGAGTATTGTCTATATTTTTTCTAATAGCGGTATCAGAAAAAGTCATTTCTTTAAATGAAAAATTTTTGGTGAGTTTCATCGTATTGAATCCTAAAAAAAAGGAGGCCATTTCATGGCCCCCCTTATCTGTGTTAAGTTGTTATTTTTTTACACAACTTTGTGATCAACCACTTTCACGCCATCATCTATATCAATTTTACGAGGTCTTTTTTCCTCAGGAATAATCCGTTCAAGCTGAACTTTAAGCAAGCCATTGAACAAATCTGCACCCTTCACAATGACATCATCAGCAAGATTAAATCTTCGGGCAAAGACTCGCTTGGCGATTCCATGATGTAAATAACCTTCATCATTTTGTTTTTCGTTTGGAACTGTTTTTATAGTAAGTGTTCCGTTTGTAAGTTCTATGTCTAGGTCGTCTTTAACAAATCCCGCAAGGGCAAGTTCGATCACATAATCTGTGTCGGTCACTTTGCGAATATTATAAGGAGGATATCCTTGTGAACTATTCGCTAAAAAAGCATCATCAAATAGACGATTAAAAAAAGAATCAAACCCTACTGATGTTGAAAGTGAGCGATTGAATTCTTCGATAGTTTTTGGTACTAAATACATATTATCTCCTTTTATAGGCAGATTAACTAATTAATCCTCTGCAATAAAGCCAGAGGGATGTTGCTGATTGCAACAATGAGAATTTCATTTTAATTCTCATAAGATCAATTATACTCTTATATATATGTTTTGTCAAGGGCTGATAAATATACTTTTTCTAATTTTTTTGATTTATCATATTTCCAATCATAATATTCTCCATCTTTTTCAACCCAAGAATAAAAAGAATATTTGGTGTCATTTTTAATGAAGAAGGATTCTTCATCGCATGATCAACTTTTTGAGAAAAATAATTATAAATTAAATCATCATCTATTATATCTTTTAAATCAATAATCATTGTCCAGTAGATCCAAATCCGCCACTTCTATTCGTTTTTTGTTTCGGTCGTTTGTTTAAAAGTTTAATCTGAAAATCTTCTACTTTACGTACTTCTGCTTGTGCAATTCTATCACCATGATCAATTTGAATAGGAGTATGTGATACATTTATCATAATACAATTACATTCTTCTACATAATCTTCATCAACAATCCCCACATTATTTGCAGTAATTAACCCCTTTTTCAATGCATTACCAGAACGAGGATGAACTTTAACATAATATCCTACAGGAATATCAAAAATTATTCCTGTAGGTATTAAATATCTCCAATGCGGTAACATAGATAGAGAGTTATTTTTTATGAGAATTTCTTTTTTATGATTGGAATGATTATATGCAAGTACTTTTGTATGTGATTTAAGATATGCTTTCAAGTCAAAACATGCTGACTTTTCAGTTGCTAATGATGGTACTTCAACATCATCATATAAACAGAAAATTCCTAAAGTTTCTTGCAATTCAAGGGCGTCATTCATTATGATTTTTTGCCAATATTATACTTCGGAGTTAAAGTCCACTCTTCTTTCTCGGAAAAAGAAAGTATTTTTAATTGATTTAGGGGTAAAGAAGGATCTTTTGTTTTTTCTGAATCTACTAATTTTACAAGATTCCATTCTTCTAAAAGATTTGATATTGTATTCCTTCTAGCAATATCTGTTTCTGAAAAATTATAAGGCTTACCATCAAGAGCAAATAGCTCTTTGAAATGCACTATATAATATTTACTTTGTTTGTGTAAAATGTGGCAAGACTGATAAAGAGTTTTTTCTTTTCTACTAGCAACACCAATACGAGTTAATGTTTCTTTTACTTTTAGAAAATCGTCACTCTCTTTTAGGGTAATTTCTACCATTTCACTAATGTCATACATTTGTGTTCCTTTCACCGCCCGTATCTAATTTTTCTTTTAATTGACTAATTTCTTCCACGGAATGCAAAGACAAAACTTCCCTTGCTCTTTGTACATTATATCCATAATAATCCATGATCACCTTGATGTTTTCGTCTTCCTCTGGTTTTAACCATTTCGGAAAACGTTTATTCCGTCTGATTGTATTTATTAAATAGTCAAATTGTAGTTTCTTATCAGTATTAGGACGAATATTCATTTCATTCGCATAAATGACTGTATCTATTGTATAAGATAGTCCTTTATTAACAATGAAAGGTAAATATTGTTTTTCAACCTGATGATCAACATCATCGATCATCAGGTTCTTTTTACCATAATTTATATCGTTTAAAAAATCAAAAGGAGTCATTTTTCTGGTACAATTGGTAATTGTGGTTTTTGCATCAATTGATACATTGCATCAGCATTGACAGGAAAAACCTTTAAAGGAACATCTACTTTCAAATATCTTCTTTTTCGTATAATAGTTAAAGTAATACTTTCTCCCACATTATATTTGGCTATTTCATCAGAAAATTGTACCTGACCATTAGTCATTATATCATTTATTGCAATAATAGTATCAAATTTTTTTACTCCTTTAGGATTTTTATCTGATCTTACAAATATTCCAAAAGTATTTGGAAGAAAATTTTCTTTAAGTTTGGGAAACTCTTTTAATATTCTTTTTCTTGCTTTTTGATTAACCAGCTCCATAATCATAAGACCAATTGCTGGTCTATCAACCCTTCCAATAGATAGCATAGATGAAACAGATTTTTTTGCAATATCTCCTCTAATTGCTAATCCTATTCCCGCATTTTCAGAAATTTTAGAAACAATTAATGTATTAATACCCACAATTTCCCCCTTCATATTCATAAGAGGACCACCAGAATTTCCTTTATTAATTGCAGAATCAGTTTGAATTGCTTTAATAAAAGGATGTCTTGCATATCTTTCAGTACTAGAAACAATTCCTTTAGTTACAGTCCACGCCATACCCATAGGATGTCCCAATGCAAAAACATCTGTTCCCGATTTTATTTCCCCTGCATCTTCTGCAAATTCGAGATGTGGTATAGGTTCTTCTTTTCCTATAACTTCAATTAATGCCAGATCT